CGCATTGATTATGAAAGATTTTACGGATTATGGGAATCCTTACACAATGCCACGGTATCGACAAAACGAAATCATCATCTTTGACCCTCGCAAAGTAAAATCCATCCACAACCGTGGAACCTACAACCCAGATGATCCTGACTTGCTAGGAATGAACACAATGAACATGAGCCTACTCTATGGCTGAATCCCCCCAAGCAATGACTGCAGAAGACCTCAAAGCCTGGATTGCAGGAACCATTCAGGACTCCGTGGACCACATCGATGACGAGGTCTCACCAGTCCGAGCATCTGCGTTTAGATATTACCTCGGTGCTCCCTTCAGTGATTCAGGAGACTCCCCTGCAGAAGAAGACGGCAGATCTCAGGTCGTATCGCGGGAAGTCCATGATGCCGTGCATAGCATGCTCCCCTCCTTGATGCGGGTCTTCTTCAGTCATGACAAATCCTGTGAGTTTATCCCACGGGGTCCAGAGGATGTCGCAGGTGCCGCACAAGCCACAGAGTTAGTCAGCTGGTATCTGGAGCAGAGCAATGCGTACAGTGTCTTTGCCGATGCCATCAAAGATTGCTTGATCAAAGGCGAAGGCATCATCAAGGTTTGGCATGAGACCCAGTACGATATTCAAACGCGAGAACTGCAGGGTTTGGACGAGCTGCAGATCGGGCTGTTCGTTCAGGAAGGCTATGAAGTAACAAGTTCAGAAGAGTTGGAGGACACTCCTGGTCTATACAATGTGGTGCTGACTAGACGCATTCCACGGGGCAAAATTAGACTAGAGTGTCTTCCACCCGAAGAATTTTTGATCAATAGAACGGCAACCTCCTTGGATGATGCCAAGATCGTGGCACACAGACAACTGCTGAGAGTCGGAGACCTGGTTGAACTGGGCTACCCCTATGAAACCGTCATTCAATACAAGGGATATGAAGATGACTTCCGCAGTAACGAGGAATGGAATCTCAGGCACCCGAATTGGAGGGAAGAGGACGACACTGACAGTGACCCTAGCAATCGATTAGTCCAGTACGTTGAATCTTTCGTGCGTGTTGATGCCGATGGGGATGGAGTGCCGGAACTGCGGAGGATCTGCACCATTGGGCAGGCCCATGAGGTCATCATGAACGAACCTGTCGATTCTCACCCCTTCTTGCTCATCCGCAAAGATCCTCTCCAGCACACCTGGAGAGGGATGAGTCTGTACGATGAGTTGGCAGACATCCAGCGCATCAAGTCGGCAGTGATGCGGAACATGCTGGACAGTCTCTCTCTCAGCACCAGACCCCGCATTTCGTACCTCGAGTCTGCTGTGGATTGGGAGGACCTCGCCAATGACGAGGTCGGAGCATTGATTCCAATGCGACAGGCTGGAGCAATCCAGATGCTGGAAATGCCATTTGTGGGAGCAGCCGCATTCCCTTTGTTGCAGTATCTGGATCAAGTCAAGGAAACCCGCACAGGAATCTCCAAGGCATCCCAAGGTCTCGATTCTGAACATCTCCAATCGACGACTGCAATCGCGGTTTCTGCGACACAGAAGGCAGCACAAGCCCGTCTGGAACTGATCGCAAGGAACATTGCCGAATCTGGTTTCAAACCGTTGTACAAGAGACTGCTGCAGCTCACACTCCTCCATATGGACCAACCAACCGTGATGCGACTGCGGGGTGAATTCGTTCAGGTCGATCCACAGAGTTTTGCAGACTACGATGTCCTGATCACCCTCCCCTTGGGACGAGGCAGTGAGGAGGAACGCAGACAGGCACTGCTGGGACTGCTTGCCAAGCAAGAGATGCTGATCCAGACCTACGGACCCATGAATCCGATTGTCGGACCCGAACAATACTACCAGACACTCCAGAGACTCTTTGCAGACCAGGGACTGGGTGCCGAGGCAGGTAGTTACCTCAGACCCCCACAGCAGATGCAGGCACTCTTGCAACAGCAAATGCAGCAAGTGATGCAGCAGCAGAACGAACCTCCAAAACCCTCACCAGAGGAGATGCTGGCCCAGGCTGAGATCCAGAGGAAACAGATCGAGGTTGCTCAACGTGCCGAGGAGATGAAACGCGAGGATGACCGCAAACGTGACGAGATGGAAGCAGAACTCTTCATCAAATTGAAAGAACTCTCCTTCAAATACGGACAACCGATTGATGCAAGCCCATTGCTGGATGCCCTGACCCGCAACCGAGAACTGGAACGAGTGGACCAGCTGAGACAGCAGCAGTTGTACGAACAGCAACCTCCCCAGGGACAGATGCCGATATGACACCTCGACGGTACGGCTCAAGAGGGAGCACGATCCAGACAAATGATGATTACGGGAAAAGGTTCCGCAACTTCATTGATGCGATCACAATGTTCAGTCCTCTGCAACCTGCAGCAAAGTCTCTGCTGTACGAAGAGGACTACCCCGTAGCACCGTTTGCCACACCACGGGACAGACTAGCAAACTTGCTGGAGGAACCAGAGTTTGAGCAGAGTCTCACAGAAGCAGGGATGGCTGGACAGGGGTTGCCCACTGCTGCAATTGGGTCGGTGAAGTTCAACAAACTCCGTCCATACATGCAGACACAAAGGTACGAAGATCTTCCAATCTTTGATCCAGCAGAACATGTAGGGAAGAAGATTGCCTCCATTGAAGCAGACTTAACTGCTGGCAGTCGGATGTATAAAGGGGTTGATGGTTCTACCATTCCAGAAGCTGAACCAATGCTTGGGGGTCCAGAGTTTGTGATCCAACGGAAAACAACCACTCCATTTGCGAACTTAGACCCTGAGACACAACGTAGAGTTGCAGAGGCAAGGACAAAAGATGGGTTGTTTAGTGAGTACCCTCAACCAGATGTACAAGCGATTTGGGCATCACGAACAGACGACTTACTGAAAGGTGACCGGAAACAGGCAGACCTCGTTGCTGTACTTGGGATGATGCAGGACAGTCATGCGTCTAACCAAAGCATGGTCAACGCTACGTTGAAGACCTTGATTCAGTATGCCAAGGACAAGCGTATCTCCAAAAAAGACATTAAGGGATTGGACAAGATCATTCAGCAAACAGTTCCTGAGTTTCCAGGCATTGAATCTCCAAATGCTTTTGATGTGACAAACCAAATGTCTTTTGAGCAACGCAAGGCAGTGATGAATGCCTTGCGGAAGCCAGATGCAGAGGCATTGGGTTCTCCTGTTGAGAAGATTATCAGGGAAAACCTGAGTGATGAATTTGCTGGCACTTCCAGACAACAACCATTGCTTGCCCTCAATGTTTACCGTGATGCAGCAGGTAATCCGATTCAAATGAACATGGGGCAAGGAGATCTTGGCACCCATCCTTCCTATGACCGTGCTTTTGCTGGCGAGGTTGTAGGTCGTTTTGCCGCACCAACGGCAACAGAGAGTTTGTTCCCGACTTTCTTCAAACAGGGGAGAGCATCTGGGCAGGAAGAACGTGGTATCCGTAGAGGCATACAACTTGGTGCCGCAATGGAAGAGATCACTCCTGACATGAATATCAGGACGACACCGTATGAGAACATCAAAACTCCACGGCAAGCACAACTAGCAACAGATGCAGGGTTGTCTCGTTTCCATGTCATGGACCGTGCGAATGCTGCAGGAGTTGTCCCTTTCCTCAGAGAGTTACGGTTATCTCCAGCGGCACCGACCCTGACACAGTACAGTCGGGATCAGATGAACGACATGCTCAAATCTGGGCAGATGACTCTTTATGGACTAGGCAAGGGTCCAGAAAAAGGTCAGTTGTACTCCAACATTGGGTTTGGACTTAAACGTGGTGAGGATTATGCTGGCGAACTGAATAGCAAACAATATCGGCAAGGGTTTGATTCCAACATTTTTTCCAGTGATGACGTTGCCATTGTCAGTGTCTTTAATAACGAACCAGGGGCAAGAGGCATTGCTGGTCCTGGCACGATGCTGGAAGCGATCAGGCAGGGTGGGAACGTGTTGGATGCTTTTGCCGTTAAAACAAAAGCAAATCCAACAGGGTTACTCCCTCAGATCTATAGAAGATTTGGATTTGAAGTAGTAGCAGAGCAACCATTCAACAAGAAATATTTTACTACCAAGCAAATTGAGGACATGGTAGCATATTGGCGTCGATTAGGTTGGAAACCATCTGATGGGATGCCTAGTCGAGTCATCATGAAATACACCGGAGACCCAAATGTTAGACAAAACCCAGTCAGAGAATTTTTTGAACAGGGTGAGATTAGAACTTCAAGAGGAACTAACCAGTTCGACTCAAGTTCAGCGGAAAGTTTTATTGTCGACTCTGGGGGATCTAGTGGAAGAGTTGGGAGCCGACCAAGTAACCAACGAAATGATCAAGGGAGCATGGGACGTAACAACACATCTGCACCCCGTGGACGGTACCCTGCGCTATTAGAAGAAATCACTACTCTACAACAACCGGATGCCATAAATCTGGGACTCCAGATGGATGACATTTCCCGCCTAAAATCTCTTCTATTCGACTAAATCGTGTCCACGATAATGTCCACGATAAAAGCCTTAAACTCTTTAGTAATGGGATTCTTTGGAGGTAGGAGGCAGGATCAGCGACTCAGAATAAGTCGCTGAATTCCTTAGTCTTTTCTGGTGGGCTGACAGGGACTCGAACCCTGGACCACCTGATTAAAAGTCGAATACAATGCTAGACAATTGCTAGTCTAGCGGGGTTTGTACACGCTAAAACCA